ATGTCTGAGTTGCCATAAGGAAAAAACTCTTAAAGAGAAACTCGAAAGGAAAGCGAAATGAATATTACTTGTACAACACTTGAAGAACTAGATGATGGCGGCGCTATCGTTAAATTGGAAATGGATGAGCAATCTAAAGTTGAGTTAATCAATATTGGATTTGTTGCTCTGCTTGAGAAATATGTTGAGCAACAACGAGTGGCGGCTGAGGATAAAGACCCAAACGTAGAATGGTTTGATTTTGAAGAAGACTATGAAGGAGATGGGGAAGGGGAAGAGGAAGAGTATGACGAAGCCCCTGACTATTCTGATTTCATTGCGGAACTGAATACCTGCTATGAGTATCACATGGGCTGTGATGATTCGGAAGATATCATAGATTCTACTGTTAATCTTCTTGTTCATTATATGGGCGAAGAAGAAGCTAATGAATATTTCAACAGCGTAAATCCTTGGTAATATTGAATGAGCGGAGTAAAACTAATTTGGTCTACTCCTGATGCGGAAACCCTTGTCGCTTATATGGCAAGGGTTTCCAATCCAGAGAACCAAGACAATAAAGAAACAGCACCCAAGCTGCTGAAGTATTTGATTGATAACAAGCACTGGTCGCCATTTGAAATGGTTAATGTCTGCATGGAAATTACAACCACCAGAGACATTGCCCGTCAGATACTGAGACACAGAAGCTTTAGCTTTCAAGAACTAAGCCAGCGATATGCTGTTGTCCATGACTACGACTTCTCTGAAGTAAGGATGCAGGACAGCAAGAATAGACAGAACAGTATTCCTGTGCAGGATAGAGAACTGTCTAAGATGTGGCATGAGTCACAGGTTGAAGTTATCAAGGCAGCACTCTACAACTATGAGAAAGCTTTGAGCAACGGCATTGCAAAAGAAGTGGCTAGGAAAATCTTACCTGAAGGTATGCTGCTATCCCGCATGTATATGAATGGAACGCTGCGTAGTTGGCTGCACTACATTGATATCAGGTGTGATGCTGCTACACAGAAAGAACACAGAGAGATTGCTACGCAATGTCAGACTGTTATACAATCCATCTTCCCCTCACTATTCAAGGAATGAAATGAACTTAGACGAATATCAAAACAAAGCAATGGAGTATCGGCTGGCAACAGCCAACGAAGCCTATGCCTTGTTTAACTTAGCAGCAGAGGTTGGGGAATTGCTTGGCCTAGTCGCTAAGTTTATCCGCGATGGAAACTCTGTGGAAGATGAAGAAGTTTTAGGAGACAAGCTAAAGAAGGAGCTTGGTGATATTATGTGGATGCTAGCTGCTGTATCTGCTGATGCAAATCTCTCACTGTCGGAAATCTGTACAGTAAATCTTGCTAAACTTGAGGACAGAAAGAGTCGCTCACAGATAAAAGGAAGTGGTGACAACAGATAAATTCTAGTATAACCATCATCCCTACGGGAGCATTGGCTCCCTTTTTTTATCTTTAGAACAGGAAAACTATGAACGATATTAAAACTCCTTGGTCATCTGTTGGCTACTTAACCTATAAGAGAACGTACTCTCGCCGCCTGAATGAGGCTGATATCAATAGTCCAACAGAAGAATTCACTGACACCATCAAGCGTGTAGTGGATGCCACCAATGACCAACTAGGCTGCAACTTCACAGCAGAAGAACAAGAGCGATTAACAAAACACTTCCTTGAACTTAAGGGTAGTGTTGCTGGTCGCTTCTTGTGGCAGCTTGGAACCAACACAGTGGATAAGCTTGGCCTAGCCAGTCTTCAAAACTGTGCCTTCACTGTGGTGGACAAACCAGTGGAACCATTCACTTGGGCTATGGACTTGTTGATGCTAGGCAGCGGTGTTGGCTACAACATTCAGAAGCGCAACGTGGATAAGCTTCCCCTTGTCAATGAAAACTTCAAGGCTCCCACCCGCTTGGATAGCTCTGATGCCAACTTCATTGTTCCTGATAGCCGTGAAGGTTGGGTAGCTCTGTTGGGTAAGACATTGAAGGCAGCTTTCCTAGCTCACCGAAGTGGTAATCAAACCTTCACCTACAGCACACAGCTTATCCGCAGCAAAGGCGCACCCATCAAGGGCTTTGGAGGCACTGCCAGCGGCCCTGAAGACTTGGTGTGGGGCATAGGCAAGGTTAGTGATATCCTGTCCCGCCGTGCTGGTCGCAAGCTTCGGCCCATTGATTGCTTGGACATTATGAATATCATTGGTGCTGTTGTGGTGGCTGGCAATGTACGCCGCTCCGCTCAGATTGCTATTGGTGACCCTGATGATGTTGAATTCTTGCTGGCTAAGCGCTGGGACATGGGTAACATTCCTTCGTGGAGAGCAATGTCCAATAACAGCGTTGTCTGTAATGACATTGAAGACCTGCATGAATTCTTTTGGGATGGCTATGAAGGTAAGGGAGAACCCTATGGTTTGATTAACTTGCGTTTGTCGCGTAAGATTGGTCGCTTGGGAGAGACTCAATATCCTGACCCTGATGTGCAGGGATATAACCCCTGTGCAGAACAGAGCTTGGCTGACAAAGAAACCTGCTGCCTTGCAGAAATATTCCTGCCTAACATTACCTCTCAGGAAGAGTTGATGGATATAGCAACATTGCTATACCGAATCAACAAGCATAGCTTGTCACTTCCTTGCCACCTTGAATCGACAGAGGCCATTGTGAACAAGAACATGCGTATGGGCATTGGCATCACAGGGGTACTGGAAAGCACTCCAGAGCAGCTTAGCTGGCTCAAGGATACCTACACCTACCTCAGGGATTATGATGAGCAATACAGTGCTAAGAATGGGTTTAATAAATCCATCAAACTTACCACCATTAAGCCCAGCGGAACCCTGTCCCTACTACCGGGTGTTACACCGGGATGTCATCCAGCTTATGCGCGATACATGATTAGACGTATCCGTATTAGCGCTAACCATTCGCTGGTGCAGACCTGTCGTGACCACGGGTATCCTGTTGAGTATCAGCAGAACTTCGATGGCTCTACTGACCACAGCACAGTGGTTGTATCGTTCCCCTTCCGTCATTCTCAAGTGGCTACATTGACTAGTCAAGTGGATGCACTGGCACAACTTGATACTGTGCGCTGGTTGCAGGAGAACTGGAGCGACAACAGCGTTAGCTGTACTGTGTACTACAAGAAGGAAGAGCTTCCAGATATTAAGAAGTATCTGAAAAAGTTTTACAAAGGCTCACATAAGAGCTTGTCTTTCTTGCTGCACAGTGAGCATGGCTTTAAACAAGCGCCGCTAGAGGAAATTACCAAAGAGCAATACGATGAATTGGTAGCATCCACTAGACTAATCACACAGGTGGGTGAAGCCACCATTGGGTTAGATGACGATTGTGCTTCTGGTGCGTGTCCAGTTAGATGATAGAGATTGTCATATCTCCAGCCATGCTGGTCGAGGCCAGAGACAAGGCTGCTGAGATGGGACAGCTTCGCAATAGCATCATCAGAGGGGCTGGCAATATTGCTGGCTTCATTGGTGAGGCTATTGCCCAGCAAGTGCTAGGTGGTAAGCTATGTAACACCTACGACTATGACTTAGTTTTGGATAACGGAACTAAGATAGATGTAAAGACTAAGCAGACGGGCTATGTCCCTCTGCCTTCTTACGACTGCTCTATTGCTGCGCTGAATACAAAGCAAGACTGTGACTACTACGCTTTTGTTCGTGTGAAGAATGACTTCTCTGTGGGCTGGTATCTAGGTGTGTATAATAAAGATCAATACATGAAGGATGCTGTGTTCATGCAGAAGGGAACTATAGACCCATCTAATGGGTATACAGTTAAGAGCGATTGCTACAACATAAAGATTGACCAACTAAAGGATAAACCATGACTGAGAAATCAGAAAGAACTGCCCCTCTACGAATTCAATTCGATCAGGGAAGGAATGCCTTTTACAAAGGCTGGCTTACTAATCAATATGAGCCTAGCACAGTGCAGGGTAAGGAATGGCAGAGGGGCTTTGATAGAGGCTACTTTGAGAACATCTTTGCAATTAAGCAGAAGGCGTAAAGCATTTCCGGTTTAGCTCAGTTGGTAGAGCAACCGCCTTGTAAGCGGTAGGTCGGCGGTTCAAGTCCGTCAACCGGAACCATCCATACTTGTCCTTAGCTCAGTTGGATAGAGCAACAGCCTTCTAAGCTGTAGGTCATTGGTTCAATTCCAATAGGGCAAACCATTAACACAGGAACAACATGACACTTAATTTTAACTTCTTTGGTTCTCTAACACTAATATTTGTAGTGGCTAAACTATTCGACATTATTGATTGGTCTTGGTGGGTAGTTTTCTCGCCCATTTTAGGAGTAGCAAGT